AAAACCGTATGGAAGAAGAGTTTCTAGAGAAGCTTGATCGTTTGCGTGGGGGCTGTGGTTTTCCATTTGTCATCACTAGCGGCTATCGTCATCCTACTGAACATCCTATAGAAGCCGCTAAGGAAGTGCCCGGCACCCACGCCCAAGGTATTGCTGCCGACATCCAAATCACCAATGGTGCCCAGAGACACCGTATAGTCAACGTAGCTAACCACATCGGCTTCAACGGCATCGGCATTGCTAAGAACTTCGTACACGTAGATACTCGTGGTACAACACCAGTGATGTGGCTGTACTAAGATGTACTACACCAAACACAAGACTTTAACGAACACTTCAGAAACAACTCTGTTCACAGTCCCTACTGGTTACGTTTTATGGGTAACCTACGTATTTATAGCTAACCACGGCGGCAGTACTAATAACGTGTCCTGTTGGTGGGAAGACGGTGCTGGTGTAGATCAGTTGTACTTTCTGGACAACAACTCATTAAACAGCGGAGCCAAAGAAATCTTAGGTGGTCAAGCAGACGCACCAATCTTTGTACTACATAACGGAGATGTAGTAAAAGCACAAACAGGCTCTGCTGGTGAGGTAGAGATTGCTTTTACGTTTAAACTGATGAATGAGCCTGCAGCGTTTCCTAACTTTAATGGATCTTAACATTGAGTTACTGCCTTGGCAGCAAGAGGTCTGGGCAGACGACACCAGATTCAAGATTGTAGCAGCAGGTAGACGTACAGGTAAGTCAAGGCTTGCTGCATGGATGCTAATTGTAAACGCTCTGCAAGCCGACAGAGGCCATGTGTTCTACGTAGCGCCTACACAAGGGCAAGCACGAGACATCATGTGGCAGACTCTGCTGGAGCTTGGGCATCCAGTAATCTCAGGTAGTCACATTAATAACCTGCAGATCAAGTTGGTCAATGGGGCCACGATCAGCCTAAAGGGTGCCGACAGACCAGAGACTATGCGTGGTGTGTCACTGAAGTTCCTCGTGTTGGACGAGTACGCCGACATGAAGCCTGACGTGTTCGAGCAGATCTTGAGACCTGCTTTGGCTGACCAAAAGGGCTGTGCGATGTTCATTGGTACGCCAATGGGACGTAATCATTTCTACGAGTTGTACAAGTATGCTGAACTGGGTGACGACGAGACTTACAAAGCTTGGCATTTTACTTCCTATGATAACCCATTGCTTGACGCTAGTGAAATCGACATTGCAAAGAAGTCTATGTCGAGCTACGCGTTTCGTCAGGAGTTTATGGCGTCATTTGAAGCTCGTGGGTCAGAAATGTTTAAAGAAGGCTGGGTAAAGGTCTCTGAAGAAGAACCGGAGATAGGAGACTACTACGTTGCAGTTGACTTGGCAGGTTTTGAAGAAGTCAACAAGAAGAGGACTAAGAATACAAGGCTTGACGAAACTGCGATTGCTGTTGTCAAAGTTAGCCCTGATGGGTGGTATGTTGATAATATTGTATATGGGCGTTGGGACCTTAACGAAACAGCAGCAAAGATCTTTCAAGTCGTCAGGGACTACGAGCCAATTAGTGTTGGAATCGAAAGGGGGATTGCAAAGCAAGCCGTAATGTCCCCTCTAATAGACTTACAGAAGCGATACGGGACGTTCTTTAGAATAGAAGAGCTGACTCACGGTAACAAAAAGAAGACTGACAGGGTTATGTGGGCGTTACAGGGGCGCTTTGAGAATGGCTTCGTAACACTGAACAAAGGCGAATGGAACGCTAGGTTTCTAGACCAGTTGTTCCAGTTTCCTGATCCTCTAACGCATGACGACTTAGTGGACGCTTTGTCCTACATTGACCAATTAGCAAAAGTAGCGTATGACTACGAATTTGAAATAGACGATCATCAAATATTAGACGTGGTAGCAGGATATTAACTATGAGTGAACTATACGAAAATGATCCACTGATGGTCGAAGAGTCCATCGAAGACTGGGTAATGACCAAGTGTGATGACTGGCGTGACCACTATGAGTCTAACTACGAGGCAAAGTTTGACGAGTACTACAGACTTTGGCGTGGTATCTGGGATCCTGTAGACAGCGAACGTAAGTCAGAACGCAGCAGAATCATCTCGCCTGCACTCCAGCAAGCCGTAGAGTCCAATGTTGCTGAACTAGAAGAAGCAACCTTTGGCCGTGGCAAGTGGTTCGACGTAAGTGACAACATGGGCGACACTGAGCGCCAGGACGTAATGTTCTTACGTAACAAACTCACGGAGGACTTTGAGGACTGTAAGGTCCGTAAGTCAGTAGCAGAGTGTCTCATTAATGCGGCTGTGTACGGCACAGGCATAGGTGAGATTATCATTGAAGAAATGAAGGAGATGGCTCCGGCCACTCAGCCAATCATGGGTGGGGACTTACGTGCTGTCGGCGTTAATATTACGGAGCGTGTCAAGGTTAAACTCAAGCCTGTACTGCCACAAAACTTTCTAATTGATCCCGTAGCTACCTCTGTAGAGGACGCCATGGGTGTAGCTGTGGACGAGTTCGTAAGCAGACACCACGTAGAAATGCTGCAGGAACAGGGCGTCTACAGAGACGTGTACGTTGAAAGTGCTGCTCCTGACAGCGACTTAGAGCCGGACAAAGACATCACAATGTACAGTGACGACAAAGTACGTCTAACGAAGTACTACGGCTTAGTACCACGAGAACTCCTTGAAGCAGCTACGACTGACGAAGACGAAGAAGTAGTAGAACTTGAAGAGAACAAAAAGTCACGGTACGTAGAAGCAGTTGTTGTTATTGCCAATGGTGGTATTCTGTTAAAAGCAGAAGCTAACCCCTACATGATGCAGGACAGACCCGTAGTAGCTTTTCCATGGGACGTAGTACCCAGCAGATTCTGGGGTCGTGGTGTGTGTGAAAAAGGCTACAACTCACAGAAAGCTCTTGACACTGAGTTACGAGCCAGGATTGACGCTCTAAGCCTTACGATCCATCCAATGCTTGCTATTGACGCTACACGTTTGCCACGAGGGGCTAAGCCAGAAGTACGCCCAGGTAAAATGATCCTAACAAATGGAGATCCTCGTGAAGTGCTCCAGCCATTTAATTTTGGTCAAGTTAACCAGATTACTTTCGCTCAAGCCAGTGCTTTACAGCAGATGGTTCAGCAGGCTACTGGTGCCGTTGACTCTGCTGGCATCGCGGGTCAGGTCAATGGAGAAGCCACAGCAGCTGGCATTAGCATGTCTCTTGGTGCTATCATTAAACGCCACAAGCGCACTCTGATTAACTTTCAGCAGTCCTTCTTGATTCCTTTTGTTAAGAAAGCTGCTTACCGCTACATGCAGTTTGATCCTGAGAACTACCCCGTTGCTGACTACAAGTTCAACGCCAGTAGCACTCTGGGTATCATTGCTAGAGAATACGAGGTGACACAGTTGGTACAACTCTTGCAGACTATGCAGAAGGACTCACCGCTGTACAACACGCTCATCCAGTCAATTATAGACAACATGAATCTTTCCAACCGTGAGGAACTTCTGGCGGCTATGGCACAAGCTATGCAGCCTAATCCAGAAGCTCAGCAGATGGCTATGGCGGCACAGCAAGCCCAGCTTGAGTTCCAGCAGTCCCAGACAGCAGCTTTGTCTGCACAGGCTCAGGAATCTTCAGCTAGGGCTAGTAAGCTGGTTGCTGAAGCTCAGGCTGTACCAATGGAGCTGGAAATCGACAGAATCAACGCCATCACTAGAAACTTACGTGAAGGTGATGCCGAAGATAAAGAGTTTGAAAGACGTATGCGCGTTGCTGAAACTCTACTAAAAGAAAGACAAATCAAAGGTAATGAAAATGCTAACAGACAAAGAGCTAATAGTTCTCCTGAAACAAGTAGAAGCACACCTAGACCCCAAGTGGCTCCGTTTGGAGGAGTTGGAACGCAAGGTAGAGGACCTATGCAATGACAGAGAAGCACCCAAGTCTAAAACGAGCGGGAGTAAGCGGGTTCAACAAACCGAAGAAGACGCCTAATCACCCGACAAAAAGCCATGTTGTAGTTGCCAAGGAAGGCGACGAGATCAAAACCATTCGTTTTGGACAACAAGGTGTCAGTGGTGCAGGTAAAAACCCGAAAACAGATAAAGAGAAAGCCAGACGTAAGTCATTTAAAGCTCGCCATGCTAAAAATATTAGCAAAGGCAAGATGTCAGCAGCGTACTGGGCAGACAAGGTGAAATGGTAATGGCTAAACAAGGACTCTATGCAAATATACACGCTAAGCGCAAACGAATTGCTGCAGGTAGTGGGGAGAAGATGCGGAAACCGGGTGCCAAAGGTGCACCAAGTGCCAAAGCTTTCCGACAAGCAGCAAAAACAGCAAAAGGGAAGAAAAAGTAATGGCAAAAGGGATACCGCATTACTTCAAAGATGGGTCTAAGCACTCAGGAGGCACACATAAAATGCCTGACGGGTCACTCCATAGTGGCGCTAAGCATACTACTACGTCTAAGAAGTTATATCATTTGGACGAACTTTCAGCTAAAGCAAAGGAGAAAGCTATGATGTACAAAGGCACTAAACCAAAGCCAAAGAAGAAAAAGAAGCCAGTTAAGAAGGGCTACTAATGCCGTACTCTAAATACTCACCAAAGCAGAAGAAGCTGGCTGCTGTAGCACCTCCTCGTAAGAAGATTACCGCTGCAGACCTTAAGAAACTTAAGAAAAAGCC